ACTTGTAAATCTTTAACCTCTAAAATTCTCTCGGTTAAATCAACGGTTGAGTTTGTTTGGAAATCACAAGACGCATCTTCTAAAACGTTTGCGCTTTCAAGTCTTTGAATAACTGATTTAAATTTGATGTTCGGCATAACGGTAACTCCGCCATTTTCGATTGTTGGTGCGCTTAATAGAGCGGCACTAATGTACTTACCCGCGAATTGACCCGCGTAAGTAGTAGTAATAATTGGTTGTGCTGGCATTTCTTTTTAATTTTTAATTGTTAGTAATTATTTAATTTTGTCTAATATAGAATCCATTACGTTACGCGGTCTTTTAGCGCCTATTTTGTGGAATTCAATTTCTTTTGTATTCTCTGGGTTGAAACTAATTGGTTTAATGTCCGAAAGTTCGGTTGATTCTAATTCAACTGCGTCAACTTTGGTTAATAATTCCAACTTCGCTTTTAACTCGTTATTTTCATTTTTAAGTTTTTCCATTTCTGAAAAGAAAGTTTCTTTAACTACGCTTTCAATTGTTTTCTTTGGTGTTGACTTTTCAACTTGCGCTTCAACTTCAGCTTCAACGGGAACTTCGGGTGCAACTTCTTCTTCTGGTGCTACTTCTTCTGTTACGGGTGCTTCCATATAATCTGCAATAATACCTTCTTCAACAACTACTAAAATCATTCCGTCTTCCATTTCGTATTCTCCGATTGGAACGGGTATTTTTTGCTCGTCTTCAGTTATAACAAAAACTTCGTTGTCCATTTCGAATGCGTCTGCTTCGATTAGTGTAACTCCGTCAGCCATTTTTCTTTGTTCTAACTTTACGTCCATTCCTAATAAAGTTTTGATTTGATTAATTACGCTTGTTTTCATATTTGTTTTTTGTTTATATTATATGTTAGGTTGTTTTAAATAATCAGTATAAGTTTTATAAATATTATTTGATGTACTAATTTCGCTTTCCGCTTGTTTTATTACGGGGTTATTAGTTACGTCTAATCCTAATTCTTTTGCTTGTGTTTTAATTATAGAAACTAATTTTTCCGCTTCATCTAAATTTAATTTAACTTTTGGAAATTGTTCTTTTGCATAATCAACAACTTGTTTTTTTAAAGCAAAAAATTTATTTGAGCCGTCTCTTAACGCTACTAATTTTTTATTAATTGTGGTTAAGTCGTCTAATTTTCCCAACTCTACTTCGTGTTTTGCTAACTCGGTCTTGTCGCCTAATTTGTCGTAAATGGTTTTTAAAGTGTTCATAGTTATATAATTTAATTGTTTATTTTTTGTTGTAAAATTAGTTTACGTTTCCAATTCCTTGCGCTTGTAAAGACCCGTCGCAACACTTTCGAGAATAGCGCTTTCCGTCCTTACATAAACACCCCCTTCTGCCTCCAACGGGACTTGAACGTGGTCTTTCAATATCATTTTTTTTACCTTCTACAACCTTTATGTTTGTTGAGTTTTTCATTATCTTTAGTTTTAGGTATAATCTATCGTTAAAGTATTAAAGTTCGTTATATCGCATTAAAACCGCTTTAAAACGTATTTATGTTTTTTGTTATCTTCCTTGCCTTGCGTAACTTTTTTTGTAATTTTTACTTGATTTTAAACCGCTATTTCGTGTTTTTGAATGTACTCCAGAACGCTTAATTTTTGGTTTTCTCAAGTGATTTTGTACGCTCGTTTGCTTTGCCATTTATATTGCGTGGTATAAAAACTTGCTATTTTCATCGTGTATTTTACCCGTCATTAATTTTCCGTTTGCGTCTTTATGCGTTTCGCCCGTCCATATTTTGCCGTCGATTGTGTAGTGCGTTTGTCCTTCGGCTAAAATTATTTCTTTAATTTTTTCAACTAAAATTTCGTCTTCATTATCTAAACTCATTTCGTACCTATCCGCAAAATAACCTTCAATAGAAAATCCTTTTACTTCGCCTAATTTTACTTTGTTCCAAATTTCGTCGTTGTTTACTTTCATCGAAATCATCCAAGTACCTTGCGGTAAATCAAACCCGTAATTTTTGCTTTTGTCGTTTTGACCTTCAATAATCCAACTTTCGACCACTGACATTCCTTTTAACTTTTGGCTATGTTCTAACGTTGAATTATTTTGGTTTGCGTTCATTAAAAACAACTCACTTGCTTTTCGTATAGTTGCCTTTGAAAAATAAATATAATATTCGTCTTTTGTCTTGTCGTTTTTGCGGTAAATTTGTTTGTCGGGAATTAAAGCCGCACCCATTATTATTCGCTTTTCTGCGTCAACTTCTTTTAAAAGTATTTCGTGTTTTGACAAGTGAATAAAATTAGATTCTATTGCGGGACTCATTACCACGCTTATTGCGTCTATTCCGCTTTGCTCGTCTTTTTCGTCTATTATAAGTTCAACTATTCGCATAAATATATAATTAAAGTTTTTCTAAATTGTTGCATTATTTATTCTATTCCTTTCGAGTGCTTGGGCGCTTGTCATTTCGGAACTAACAACGTAGGCTTGTACGGGTTTTTGTTGCAGTTGCGCTAATTGATTCATTCCGTTATTTCCCACAACGTTAAATTGTGGTGCTTGTACCGCACCGCCACCACCACCACCACCACCGCCACTACTTGCGCTCGGTTCTGCTCCTCCTTCAAATTGTGATTCTTTTATTTTCTTGATATTCATTAAACCCATTGCGATTGCACCCGCACTTGCTAAAGGCGCTAATACTGGACCGACAACGGGAACACCTATAACCGATTTATAAGCACTTTGAGCGCTTACAAACGTGTCAATTGTTGCACTTGCTATATTAGTAGCCTTTTGAATATTAAACGCCCTACGTTGACTTGCTTTACTTTTACCTGCGAATAGTTCGGCTATGTTTGCAATAGATGTTAAACCGCCTTTAACTGCGTCTAATTGACTATTTAATAATTCTTGTTTTTTCTTTTTTGCGTCTTCGTCTAATTTGGCAATTTCTATATTCGTTTTTTCGGTTAATGCTTTTTTAGCCGTTTCATATTGTTCTTGAGTTAATAATTTTAAATCATAATCGCTTGTTAACTTTTCTAAATCCAAAACCGCTTTTTGGTCTATCGCTTGTCGTGCTAATTCTTCTTCGCTTGAAACAATTAAATTATAATTCTTTATGGCTTCAATTTCTTTTTGTCTTTGAGCTTCTTTAATCACTTCGGCTTCGGCTAAATATTTTGCGTCAATTGCTTTTAGTGCTTCTTGATGTTCCGTAGTTAGTTTTTCTATGTCCGTTGTAAGTAAACTTTCAGCGTCAAATTTTTGCATTAAAACTAATTTTTCGTAGTCTTGTTTACTTAAATCAATTGCTTGTTGTTTTAACCAATCTTCGTCCTCTTTTTTAATTCGTTCTTGAGTATATTTATCTCGTATTTTTTGTTCGTCTATGCCTTGTTGAATAACATCTTGTTTAATTAATTCGTCGGCTTGTTTCTTTTTTACACTTCCTTCTTTAACTTGCTTTTCTAAATCTGTTTTTTTACGCTCGTATTGAACTCTAATTAATTCAAGTTCTTTTTCTTGTCCGTCTTTTAATGCTTTTAATTTTGCGTCTTCAATTTGATTTGAAATATCTTTAACGTCTTTAACTTCTTTTTTTGCATTATCTGATTTTTCTTTTGCTCGGTCTCTTGAATCTTTTGCGTGTTCCGCTTCTAAAATTGCCAAATCATTAACCGAATCTTTTAACGCTTCTTGTGCAACTCTATTTTCGTCTATTTTTTTTGTTTCTTTTTCCGTTAATTTCGCTAATTCTGCTTTTGCAATTGCTATCATATTTATTGTGCCTTGGTCTTGTAACCTTTGTTGAAGCATTTGAATAAACAATAATGCACCTGCTTTTTGTTGTTCTTGTGTAGCTTTTATTGATTGATATTGTAAATAAGTAGTTTTAATTTCCCCTTGTTGAAAAGCAATTGAAGCCTTTATTCTAATTCGTTCTAATTCATAGGTATCTTTTCCTTGTGCTTTTAATAAAGCAATTTGGCGACCCATTGCCTCGTCTTCTTTGTTATATGCTTTTAATCTTCTGGCGCTATATTTATCGTAAGCAACAATTTGTTCGTCTAATGCTTTTGTTTTTGCTTCGGCAATTTCCCTTGATTTATTATTGGCTTCGTCTTCGGCAAAACTTGTTAATCCTATTAAGTCTCCAAAATCTTTTAATAATTGTATTGCGCCATTTAAAGGCGTCATTAACATTTCAAAATTTGCAACTAATAAACCAATTCCAACAACTAAAGCACCTACTCCCGAACTAATCATTGCAATTTTAAGTAACTTCATTGCGCCCGTTGACGTTCCAACAACTGCGGTATATACTCCCGTTGCTACGCTTAACGCCGTTGTTTTTACGGCATCAACTCCTTTCATAAATGCGCTTTCTTTTTGCAACGCAATTTGAACTTGTTGAACTCCATTTGCCAAAGCCATTGCGCCTTGAACTTTCAACATTGCTTTTTGTAAGTTTTGGTTTTCAGAACCCGCCAAAGCCATTGCACCTTGTACCGCTTCGAAACCACCCGTAACCGCACTTAACCCACCTAAAGCCATATCTACTTTTCCCGTATCGGACGCAAAGTTTTTAACTTGTTGGTTTAAGTCTCCGATTTTATCTTGTAATTTTCCCGCTTCAGCAACTAACTCCTTGAAACCCTCAGAACCTTCGTCCATTGTTCCAAGTTGCTCTTTCATTTCCCTTAATTGTTGTTTAAGGGTTTTCGTTTTTTCGGTTACTTGGTCGAAACCACTTTCCTTAACCTCAAGTTCAATTGTTCTTTTTTCAGCCATTATTTTTTATAATTATAAATTATTTGTCGCTTTGCTTTTTTCCAACCTTGTTTTATTGTTATGGCTAAATTATATTTTCCTTTTGCTATTTCTATATTTTCGGTTTGCCCGTAATGTTCGGACGATTCCAAAAGTTGAATTATTAGTGCTATCATTACCCTATACGATTAAAAGTTGCAATTACCGAAGGCGTAGCGGGGTGTGTTGTTTCTTCTTCCATTAATAATTGGATTGTACTAACGGACGGCATCCACATTATTTCGACGTAATCGTTTTCGCTCATTGCTAAAACAAAGTTCCACGAAGCCACTAAATAATGTCCGTTATTTGACATTGTTATTCGTGAATTTGAGTTTTGTATATTAACGCCGTTTAAAGCAAACCAAATGTCAACGTGTGCGTTTGTTCCGCCCGCCGTTCTATAAAGTTGAGCGGAAAACTGAACGTTAAAAATTCCCGTTTGATTAGTAGTTATTTTGGTATCGTCTACAATTGAACAAAAGTTTGATATATCAACCCATCTTATTCGCATAGGCGTTGGCATATTTGCCGTTGTCGTTTGATTTAACATATCGTAAAACGAACCCGTAACATTGCCGTTAAAAACTCCGTCTCTAATTAAATACCCTTTTATTTTCTTTGTTGTATAAATTTCACGCATTGCGTCAAACTCGGAAACACACGCTAAATCTTCATAATCTAAAGCGGTTGTTTTTTCTTCCATTTCACTAAACTTGATTGCCATTTTATTCTATTATTAAGTTAATACTCCCTTCAGTTTGCATTTGTATATCGTCTTCCGTTATTATTCCGCCTTCTTCGGGTTCTGGAATAATTGGTATAAAATCATTTAATAAATTAAATATTGTTTCGCCCGTTGTTAGATTCGTTTTAAAGTCGTTTATAATGTATCGTTTGTCCCTTATTATAAGCCTATCGTTTAATTGTAACGACGTTAAAATTGAAATAGGTAATACCGCCTTAACGTTTGTTAATCGGTTCTTAGGGTCAAACAAATTAGCTAAATAATCAAAGTAATAAGTTGCGAACAAACTTTGTTGAATCGGTATTCCTAAATAAGTTGACGTTTCTGGCGAAAAGTTTAATGAGTAATCAACCCCCCCAACGTTTGTATCTTGTCCGAATATTTGAACTGAATTACAAACTGCCGTTCCCGTTGAATCTTTTATAAAAATTGGATTAGTAGCAACTACGTCTTGTCCATAATATAAAATGCAAGGCTTTGGTATGTACGGAGCTAAAGCGCTATTAATTGAAAATCCAACTTGTACGTTTGTTCCCGTGTACTTACTAAACATTAAGTTTTCAAAAGGAACATCAATATTTAATTCGCCTCCGTCGTAAGGGTAAGGTTGCTCCGTGTTTCCGTATTCTTTTAATCCTATTTGTAAATAAAACTTATTAGTAATGCTTTCGCTCGGTTGATACCTAAACGAAATTTTCTTGTAAAGTTTTACTCGTTCAATATCTATGCTTGTCGAATCCGTAAAAGTTGTTATGTCGAAAACATTTCCCGAAGCATACCAATAATTTAAAGTCTCAACTAAAAAAGTGTTAGGTGTATTTGTTCCCGTACACGTTAAATTAAATTCTTTGAGTAACCCCGAAAAGAAATCCGAAATTTTTAAGTCGGGTGCGTTTCTTTGTAAAGATGTTGTTGGGAATGTTGGAATAGGTGCAACGTTCCATTGCGCAAAAGCAAAAAACGATGGTGCTAATGCTCCGTAATAATAAGTGTACGTTAATTGAAAATCTAAAATTACAATTGCAGTTGCCCTTGCTT